TCTACCGATGTTGAAGCTTTGACTGATTACAAAGAATTTGAAAGTTATGAAAAATCTTTCGATGTATTTTTACGGCATATAAAGACTTTCCACGATGGTGGATTTGAAACAGAAAAGAAAGACTTATATGTTGGTTCTGACCCTGATGGTGGATATCTTGTTCCGCCAACTATGTCAAATAGGATTATAGATTTCATTCGTGAAACTAGTCCTATTAGAGCATTGGCTACAGTAGAAACTATCGGAACTGATAGATTGAGAATGTATGCCGACCTTGACCAAGCTGGTGCTGGATGGTCCCATGAGACTGTGGCTAATGCTGCTACAACCACTCCTCAGTGGCGAGAGATTGAAATTGTAGCTCATTGGCAGGAAGCTAGACCAAGAACTTCTCAGCAACTGCTTGATGATGCAGTCATCAATGTTGAGACTTGGTTAGCTGACAAGGTTGCTCAGAGATTTGCTCGACTTGAAGCTACTGCTTTTGTAACTGGAAACGGTGTTGGTCGTCCTCGTGGCTTTTTGACCTATGCTAATGGAACTGCTTGGCAGCAAATTGAACAAGTTAACTCTCGTGCGGCTGCTGCTCTTACTGGTGATGGTATTTGGGATTTGCTTTATCATCTCAAAGAAGAGTATGCCACTCGGTCTGTCTTCTTGGTCAACCGTTTGACTGCTAGGGACATTATGCTGTTGAAGGATGGTGTTGGTAACTATATTTGGCAGCCCAGTATGCAAGCAGGGGAACCAATGAATCTGTGCAGTCGGCCTCTACGTTGGGCAGCAGATATGCCCGCCGTGGCAGCTAATGCTCTATCCATTGCATTGGCAGATTGGTCAGCAACATATACTGTTGTTGACCGTGCTGGTATCAATGTTCAGCGTGATCCTTATACGGTCAAGCCTTTCGTTGAGTATTTCACTCGTAAACGAGTTGGTGGCGATGTAGTCAATTTTGACTCTATCAAAATCCAAGTCGTGCACGTTTAAGGAGAGGTGAAATGAGAGATTTATACAATAACATTAACGATTTCTGGTGCTTCCAAAACAGTACGGTCAGCTTTGGAACTGCCCATGTTAGTACCGGGGAAGTTGACCTTCAGGGTTACAATGCCGTTACATTCCTTGTGAACATTGGTTCTGCTGGAAGTAATGCAATAACTTCGGCTAACCATTGGCACATCAGGCTCCAAGAAGCGGCTGCTAGTGGTGTTTCTGCTGGCACATTTGCGGATGCTACCAACGGTTATTATATCCTACCATATGGTGGGGATAATGGTTCTGCTGTTCTGACTAGTGGTGTTGTAGGGGCTATTGATGATGTTACTACAACTGATAGCTCCTGGCAAATTGGATATATTGGTCCAAGCCAGTATGTCAAACTTGTCTTTGAGCCGATTGCATCTGCTCCTGATCTACCGTTGAGTGTCACCGCTATTCGTGGTGATCCCAATAGATCACCTGTCCATTAAAGGTTAAATAAGATCGGTGGAGGATAAATCTCGTCCTCCACCGAATAAAAAAAGAAGGAGATAGAATCTATGGCTTTAACAGATATTAATACTACGTATCAAACACCTATATATTTGTCCCCAGGTGGACATGAGCATATTATCGCCAGTGGGGGTGCAATAGGCATTCAGTCTGGTGCTTCAATGGGAATTTTGCCTGGTGGAGTTTTGACTGTTCATTCCGGGGCAACGATTGCTTGGGGTGGAGAATTAGAGATTCAATCCGGTGGCCGGTTGGAAATTCTTAGTGGTGGAAACTTTGAGTTTGATGCTGGTGCATCTGGACTTATAAATGGTCCTTGGTTTATTGGAGCTAGTGGTATTTGGACGGTTGTTTCCGGTGGGTTAGTTAATGTTCTTAGTGGTGCTAACATCACTCTCCAGTCCGGTACATCTATGACTACTTTGGGTACTTTTAATGTACTAAGTGGTGGTCTATTGAATGTTCTTAGCGGTGCGAATGTAACACTTCAATCTGGTACTTCAATGACTACTTTGGGTAGCATTGGTATACTAAGTGGTGGAGCATTTCATATTGCAAGTGGGGCATTCTTATCTGTCTCAACTGGTGCTACTTGCTCTATTGGTACAGCAACTTTTACTGCTGAAACCGTTGGTTGGGCACTTGGGAGTTGGACTACGGTTCAATATTTCACTAGTGCAATGTCTGGACAAGAAACAGGCAGTTATGGGTTTGTTCTATTTAATATAATTAGTGGTACATCTACCCTGTCTGCGGTAGTTCCTTCTGCTCCTGGTGCAGGTGCAATGCTTTATATTAATGGAACTAGCATTGATCCAGGCGGGTCTGCTGCTATTTCTAATGTAGCAGGAGTGTCTATTGGAATGATGAATGCTGTTGGAGTAATGAGTAGTGTTTCCACTATTGGGTTTAACTCAGCTACGGATATTTGCAGAATGATTCCGGCTGCAAACAATGCCGATTGGTTAATTGTAGAAGCAACTGCTGCTGTTAACTTCGGTTAACATTTAACTAAAATGAGGAAGAAAAATGACGACTGTAAAAATGAAGTGTACTGTTTGTGGTTATCCGGATGGGTTTACTCGTAATTTCTATAAAACAGGAGAAGTTTACGAAATACCGGAGAAGTTGGCTGAGTGTTTTTTAGAGGGGAATGTAGCAGAAATATGGAACGAGAAAGAAGAATCAGAATTAGACTCCGAAGAAAAGAACTTAGGCAATGCACCAGAGAACAAAGCGTACACAGAGGCTCCAGAAAACAAGTCTGGGGAAGATGAAAGAGAACAGAGTGGTAAACCGTCAAAAAAGGGACGACCAAAGAAGTAGGGAGACAATCCCATGCTTAACGATATAGTCTATCCTTTTGATGGAACCCGCTCTTTTTTTATATCAGAGCCGCCAACGGTTGAACCAGTCAGTGCCGCAGATTTAAAACTCTACGCACGCATTGATGGTTCTTCCGAAGATACTCTATTAAATAACTTTATATCGGCGGCTCGGATAGCAACAGAGTTATGGACTGGGAGAGCATTACTTTCCCAGTCTGTAACTCTTACATTCGATACATTAGCCTACCGCATGATTCAGCTTCCTTGTCCTCCACTTTTGAGTATTGTAGAGTTTAGAACTGGAGATGAGGATGGTACTTGGACTGTCGTTGATTCCGATGATTATTATGTAGATAGTGGAGCTACGCCAGCTAGATTTTATTTGAAACGTGCTGTTACTGTAGATACTCCGGATAGAGATTACGCTGGATATCAAATAGAATATACTGCTGGGTATGGTTCTGCTGCTACAGATGTACCAATGACTTTAAGGGAAGCGGTTTTGTTTTGGGCTACTTATATTTATGAAAATAGAGTTCCCATTACAGTTCCGCCTAAAGATTTAAGAACAATTTTAGAACCATTTAGAGTACGATGGTATTTACGATAAATGACTTGGTTAGCATCAAAGTTAAATCATAGAGCCATTCTTCAGAGGGCCATTCAAGTTCCTGCTGATGATGGTGGAGTGGATTATACTTTTGTTGACCTATCATCTATTTGGGCTTCTGTAAAGCCATTGCAACCATTTATGTACTTAGCTGGGAGACAAGCTAATATAGCCACTCCTGGAATGTACAAAGTGGATATGACCCACGAAGTTCTTATTCGTAGAGTTAGTGTAGATACATTAGGACGAGAATTTACACCAGCTTTTGATGTTGCTTTCGATGAAATGGCTGATCTAATGAACCCAAAATCAGATTTATATGTTTTTGTTCCACAAGGAACTTCTACTACAACTGGACGTAGATTTAAGGTTGGTAGAATAGAAGACGTTGGAGAACGAAGAGAATATATGCGGTTGTGGGTTGAAGAATTAGAAGAGGAAGGGACGGGATGGCCTGGTCGCTAGCTGAAAGTTGGGGAAGATTTGTTCCTGGGGCAAATGTCACGGTTAAATTTGTTCCCCCTATTGCAGTTGTTCAGTCAAAGCTGATTGCTGCTTGGTTAAAAGCTAGAGCTAAGATGACGGTTGTTATGGATTATGCCCTTAATAGTATTGAATTAGAGATGGCGGAATCTATGGCTATTCGTCCAAAATCAGGACGAATTTATAAAAGACCGTTAAAAACTTATAAGGCTTCTGCTCCTGGAGAAGCACCTGCTGTTTATTCTGGTACTTTATTAGAGGATTTACAACAGGAAACAACTCAGGCTCCTTGGGGAATCAAAGGGGAAGTTGGTGTGGGAATGAATGCCATATATGCCAAATTATATTTGGAAAAGGGTTCTCCTGGTGGAAAAATAAAACCAAGACCATTTGTTAAACCAGCAGGAGATAAAATTATTCCATTATTTAAAGCACAGATGGCCAAAGTTACCGCTCAAATGATGAGGGATATGAGTAGATGAAACTAGGTCCAATATCTCTCAAATTAAGATTAGCTGGTACTAGGTTTGGTAGTGCTATATTTGGTTCTGCTGAATTTGCCATAGCTGAATTAGAGACACTAAAACAAGAAACAGCTTTTGTAGTTCCTATTGCAGAAACGGCAACTTTGAATGATATGGATGATGGAATTAATCAGTTAATCAAAGAAAGATTTGGTGTGGTTGTAGCCTTAAATAATTCTACTGATCGAACTGGGTTTACTGCATTTAATGAATTAACTGAAGTTCGTTCAGAGATATTTAAAGGTATTTTGGGTTGGAGGATGCCAGGAACAGAAAGTGTAACATCTTATGCCGGTGGTTATCTTCTCAATATAAACTCAGCCTATCTTTGGTATGTATTTACATTTGATACTGAGACAAGAATACTATCCGAAGATGGTGTAGAAATGGATGAAAGTCTCATGGCTGACTTTGAGAGTATCTGGGCGCAATGGATACTCAATCCAACAGATGAAGAGTTAGCTGCAATTATGGATACTTTACCACTAGCTTCTGCTGCAGTTGATATAGAGCAATTGGTAGATTTGTCTTAATTGGTTAATGAAAATATAGGAGGATAAAATGTCAGATGTTTGGTTGGTGCCAACAAAAGGAGTGATGGTTCGTGATCCATATAGAAATATGGAACCACTACCTCCAGAGGGCACTTATAAACCTTGGAGCGGTAAAAATGGTAAATACTGGAGGCGAAGATTAGCTTGCGGCGATGTGACAATGGGTAGTCCTCCTAAACCAATTAAGACCGTTCTAAAGAAAAGTTCGGAGGAATAAAAAATGGCTATTAGTTTTTCACACATACCTACTACAATTCGTACACCGGGAGTTTATGGTGAATTTGATGCTTCTCGTGCCTTACAGGGTTTGGCTCAGATAAACCATACTGCCCTGATTATTGGTCAGAGAACTACAACTGGAACTGTTGCTTCTGGTGTTTTAACAGCAATTACTAACGATGGATTGGCAGATGGTTATTTTGGTGTTGGTTCTGTTTTAGCCCGTATGTGTAATGTCTTTAAAGATAACAACCCCAATACAGAATTGTGGGCTGTTGCACTAGATGATGCAGGTGCGGCTACTGTTGCCAGTGGTTATGTTAGGGTAACTGGTTCTGCTGTGGCTACTGGAACCTTACGATTTTTGGTTAATGGTGTAGCAGTTAATGTGGCTGTTACTTCTGGTGACAACTATGTTAGCATTTGCTCTGCTGTAATGACTGCTTTTTCAGCTGAAGCTTCGGGAAGGTGGAGTCCTGTTATTGCTGTTAGTGCTGATTCCAATACAGTTGCACTTCAAGCTAAAAACAAAGGTTCATTAGGTAATAACATTAACCTACGGATCAATTACTTTACAGGACAAGTCAGTCCATCAGGTATTACCATTTCATTGGGAGCACTTTCTGGTGGAGCAACTGAACCTGACTTGGATGATGTTTGGTCTATCATTGATGGTCAAAGATTCAATTATGTCGTTCAACCCTATACTGATGCAACCAACTTAACTAGTATTGAAACTGAATTGGAAGATCGTATTCTTCCCTTAGAAGATTTAGGCGGTATTGGCTTTACTGCATCACGAAATTCGGTGGCTAATCTAAGTACACTAGGCAACAGTAGAAACTCTTATCTTAATGTTATGCCTGGGGCTTATGATAGTCCAACTTGTCCAGAAGAATGGGCGGCTGCATGGGGTGCGGTTGCTGCTAAATATTTGAATAATGACCCGGCAAGACCACTACACACAATTAAACTTAAAGGCATTATGCCCCCGCCTAAAGAGAATTGCTTTACTCGTGCAGAAAGAGATGTTCTGCTTTATGACGGTATTGCAACTTGGGTGGCAGATGACAATTATGTTTACATTGAACGGTCTATTACCACTTATCAACATACTGTTCTTGGTGTGATTGATCCAACTTGGTTGGATGTTCAAACAATAGCTACTTTACTTGAAATTAGGGATCAGTATAGAATCAGAATGATGACTCGATATATTGACCCTCGCTGGAAGTTAGCTGATAACTCATTCCCAGTTCAGCCTGGTTCATTTGTAGCTAGACCAAAAGATGTTCATCAAGAAGCAATCGCTCTATTCAGCTTGCTTCGTGATAGGGGTCTTGTTGATAACTTAGAAGAATTCAAAAATAACCTTGTTACTGAACGAGATATCGCTGATGTTAATAGAGTCAATCAGCTATTGTCTCCTGATCTGGTCAACCAGTTTAGAATCCTTGCTGGTTTGATTCAGTTCATTTTATAAGGAGAATGATAAATGGCTAATAAAATAACTGGGCGTGCAGAAATTCTGGTCAATGGAGTTAAACTGCTAAATAAATCTGGTGCTGTGGCTATGAACATCGGTCCTGGTGATGGGAATGCTGCTGTTAAACGTACTATGGTTGTAGGTGATTCCGGTGTTCATGGATATTCAGAAGAAATAGCCCCTGCTAGATTAGAAGTAACCATTACTGATAGAGATGACAAGTTTATAGCTGATCTGTATGCCCTAGATGGTGATGGGGTTGTTATTTTTAGAACCATTAATGGGGGCAAAGTTTATACAATGACGGGTGTTGCTTGTATGGAACCAGGAAATGTTACTGCTGGTGAGGGAGAGGTTCCATTGGTGTTTGAGTCTATTACTGGGGGCTGGATCGAAATTAGTTCCCCTGTTTAATAATTTGATGGGGGTTTGTGATGGCCATTTATGGCAACAATGTTTCCAAACATATTGTTGGGAGAGTAGAAGTTCTCCTTAATGGGGAACTTCTTTTAATAAAATCTGGTGCCGTTGCTCGTGGTATAGGTGAAGAGTCAGGCAAACCAGCAGTTAATCGTAAAACAATAAGTGATTGTTTTGGAACGGCTGGGTTTGTTGAAGAATTAGTTCCTGCAAGTTTAGAAGTTACTCTAACCGCTAGGGATGATATTGACTTAAAGGCACTTGCTTCCATCAAGGGTAGCGGTACACTTATCTTTAGAAGGGCCGTAAATCCTTCCCCTAAAATAAATCCAGGAATTCCTAAAACATTTGTTTTAGAAAGAGTAACTTGTATTTCTTCTCTCAGTATAATCACTGGTGAAGGAGAAATACCAATAGTTTTTGAAGCCTGTGAAGGCAATGGATGGATAGTAAATGATGGTGGTCCTTCAGATACGAAAAAAAAGGAACCAGAAGTACGCGATCCATCAAAATGGAAGCCCGAATTTACTTATATGCCACCGAAACCTAGGACACTTCTTGGGATACGTGATGCAAGTAGATGGCGTGGGTATACAAAATATGAAGAATAAATATTAACCCCATTTATTACAATTAAAAGGAGAAAATGAAAGATGACTGAAGAAAAAATGGATAATGCAACAGTTAAATTAACATACCCAATTCCAGTTCCTAGACCAACAGAAGAAGAACCAAATAAAATAGAAATGGTTGATTCTCTAACTTTTCGTAGATTAAAGGTTAAAGATTTTAGAAAGATTCCAGCAGAAGAATGGGAAAAGATGCAAGAAACAGATAGACAAGATATAATTACCTTGCTTCCATTCATAGCGATTGCTGCTGATATTCCTGTTTCTTCCGCCGAAGAAATTGATATTGTTGATTTACCTAAAGTGAGTGAAATTTGTGATTCTTTTTTTACACAAGCATACCAGGAAATTGGGAAGACTTAATAGCAGCAATCTGCTATACATTTCATTTCCCTCCTAGTGAAATCTGGGAAATGCCCATTGAGGATTTAATTTTCTGGGGTGAGCGTGTGAATACCGTAAATAGTTGGATGAAATCAGATGGCTAATCAATTCAGTATGTCTATTATACTCCGGGCTGTAGATCGAGTTGGTCCTGGGATCAAATCTATGGGACGACAAGTTGCTTTGGCCGGAGCAAAGGCTAAGGCAGTCGGTACTTCAATAGGCCGAAATGTTGGTGATTTAGGTAGACTTGCATCTATTGGTCAAGGAGGTATAGCTAGAGCATATACTGGTGTCAACAAGACTATGATGAATACAGTTGGTATGGCTAAGGGGGCTGCTGCTGATATGGGTATGTCCATGCAGCGAATAAGAAAAGGAGCCGGAGACCTTGGCCGGAGGTTCAAAAATACTGGCTTCACCATTCGTAAAGCCTTCCAAAGGATGGGGTCTGACTCTGGTAAATTAGCCAATAAAATGAAGACCGATTTTGCTGCTATGGGTATGTCTTTAACAATTGGTCTTTCTTTACCTCTAGCTATTATTAGTGGACTTGCTTTGAAAGGTGTAAATGCTTTTGAAGAAGCTATGAACAAAGTTCGTGGTGTGGCTTTAGATGCAAGTCAAAAAGAATTAAAAGACCTACAAGATCGAGTTATGCAATTAGGAGCGGAGACTCAGTTTACTGCTACTCAAGCTGCCGTTGCTGCTGGTTTCTTGGTTCGTGCCGGTGTAAAAATAAAAGACATTATAAGAATGTTACCAGATGTTCTTGGTTTGGCTGCTGCTGCTGATATTGAAGTTGGACAAGCCGCTGATTATTTAGTTAAATCCTTAAAGGCACTTGGTTTGGGTATGAATCAAACCTCAAGAATGGTGGATATGTTGGCAAATGCTGCCAATATGTCTGTTGGTGACTTGGATGAATTTGCACAAGCAATCTTTTATACAGGGCAAGTCGCAACAAAAATGGGCACTAGTCCAGATTCACTCTTAGCTTTATTGTCCGTCTTACATGATGTTGGTATTGCTGGTTCTCATGCTGGTACATCCATGAGACGTATGATTATTGATACGATTAAAAAAGCTCCATTATTAGCAAAGGTACTTCAAAATACATTAGGTGAGCTTCGTCCCATTGAGGAAGTAATTGCAGATTTAGACAAACGAGGAATTGGAATAAGGGGATTAACAAAACTATTTGAAACCAGAGCAATTCCAGGTGTGCTTGCTATAATGGAAAAGATTCCTGAATTCGAAGGTATAGTTGCTGAAATAAATAGACTTGGCACGGCTGCGGCTATGTTGGGGGAAAGAATGAAGGGCTTTCCTGGAATGTTTAATAGATTAAAAGCTACTTGGTTATCTTTAACTGTAGCAGTCTTTCGTTCAAACTTTGGTAAATTAGTAGAGAATGCTGGAAGAGGTATTGCTAATTTAATGGAGGCAATGTCAAAAGTCAATCCTAAATTACATTCTTTTGCTGGATTTATGATTCTATTTGCTATTGTAATTCCCCCAGTAATTGTTTTATTGGGCATATTGAAAAAGGCCATGATATCCTTACATATTGCTAGTGGAAAGTTTGTAATAACTCTTCTTTTAATAGCGGCAAATATTGCTATTCTATCTTCTAGTAAAATGGGAAGTAATTTTGGTAAAGGTGTAATTAAGGGGGTTAAAGAAATGAACCCCCTATTAAAAGAAGCCGTCCGTCAATTTTGGGCACAAAGCAAAGTAATACCGATAGTTGGTGAAAAAATAAAGTGGTTATCTGAACACGCAAAAGAAGTAGGAGAATGGGTAGGAAAAGCACTTGTAGCAATTCCAACAACTCTTCTTAATGTTATTACCACCATGATTGGTTCTTTCAATCATCTTGTAGAAGATATTAAAGTTGAATTTGTTGAACTGACTAATGTAATTATTAAAGCAATCAACAAGCTTATATATACATTAACTTTAGCTAAAAAATTTCTTGTTGGTTGGGGGTCTATTTCAGCTGCCGAAATGTTGGCTGTGTCTAAAGAAACAATTGGACTATTAGATGTGCCTAAAAAAATGATCTCCCATCGAGTAGCTATGAATCTAAAACAAGCTACTCCTTGGAATGTGGTAGGACAAGCTATTAGGTTGAATGTTAATATCAATAATGAAATAGATACAACAGCAAAGAAAAGTAGAACTAGTGTAGGCAAATCTGGTCCGTCTGCTGCTGTGTCGGTTATTTCAGCAAAAGTTAGAACTATGTATGATCTTCATAATACTGGTGTCGATCATGGATTAGTTCTACAAGGGGCTTATTAATGTCTTGGCGTGATGAACTACTTTCAGCTTCATATAATGGTGTGCCATTCAAAGTTGAAAAAGTTCATACAACTGCTGGACGTAAGTTAGCTATACATTATTACCCCCGACCCAAAAATCTTACAGGTGATTATGATAATAGTATTTATCCTTATGTTGAAGATTTAGGTAGAGGCCCAAAAACATTCACTATAACTGGGTTTGTTATACAAGAATCTTCAACTGATTGGAATTATTTTACTGCTCGTGATGCTTTACTAGATGCTCTTTCTGAACCTGGACCAGGAACATTAATTCACCCATCCTATGGTGAAAAATATGTTCATTTATCTAAAGAAGTTTCCGTAGTTGAAGAATTTACAACCGCCGGTGGGCAAGCATCGTTTGAAATGGAGTTTATTGAAGTTGCTCGTGGAACTTCAATAGAAGTAGAAACAAGAAATCCAATAACTGAATATGCTAATGTATATCAAGACCTTTATGCAAATAGCTATGAGGACACTTTTCAAAGTTCCTATGATGTAACTACTCATCCAGATGCCGTAAAAAGTACATCACTATCAGACTTGTTAAAATTATATAGATTTGTTTGGAGAATTATTCAAACTACACCTAGAAACTTTGTACAACAGATGATTTCTATTTTTGTATTTGATATTTTAACAAGAATGAAGGGGGCACACACAACTGTTCTTTTAGCTACTTCAATTATAGCAGCTATTGAGTCTATATTTTCTAGTATCCCCAATTTAACTCCTATTGAGAGTAAGCCAATTCCTCCCAATGTTACATCATTAATTTTGTTATCATATTTTGGGGATGACGAGACAACTTCACCTGGATATACCTATGGAAGCAAATTAGATATTCTTCCAAGTGATTCATCTGCAATTACAACTCAAGCAAATACAAATAGAACAGCATTTGTTGAATTTGTAAAGTCTATGGCTCTTTTATATGCTGGTCAAGCTATGTTGGAAGCTGATTATTCTTCCTATGAAGATATGGTAGAAATAAGAGATTGGTATTCAGATCGAGTTGAAAACGTAATAGAAAATTCTACTAATGATGAACTTTGTTCTTCTTTGGAAGCTATGCACTCATTAGTAATTACTGGATTAGTTCAACTAGGAGCATCATTAAAACATTATGTTGACTATGCTGTTCCACCTGGAATAGACACAACATTAACTTTAGCATATAATACATATGAAGACATAGATAGAGAAGAAGAGATAATTGATAGCAATATAAGTATAAAACATCCAGGATTTATGCCTGGTGGAACTGCTATTAAGATTTTAGAATCATGAGTAATTCATCTTATCCTAGCATAATAATCACCGTTAATGGATTGCAACTTAAACGGTGGACTTCCTTTTCTTTGACAAAAGATTTGGATGAATTATCTAATTCATTTTCAGCTTCGTTTACATCTGGACATGACCTAGCAGCCATACAAGATTGGTGGAAAATACATTTAGGTGATCCCTGCGAAATAGAATTAGCTGGTGATGTTGTAATGTATGGTTGGATTGAAGAAGTTGTAGTTGATTATACAGAGGATACCCATAAATTAACCTTGTCTGGAAGAGATAGATTGTGTGATTTAGTTGATTGTTCTCCCATTGTAAAGACCGAATGGTGGGGGGAACGAGCTTCTGTAATTATTCAAGATTTATGTACTCCGTTTGGGATTCCTGTTAACTTTTCTCCTGGTATCCAAGAACGGATGAATGAAATAATTAGTGAACAGGTTAAGGTAAATGAAGGCGATTCTGCCTTTGATACTATTTCTAGAATTTGTAATTATAAAGCAGTTCTTCCAACTAGTGATGGTGGACATACACTAAAAATATCTGCTGAAGGAACTCGTAGAGCTACATCACCATTAAAGATTGGTTATAATATTCTTCAAGCAACTTCATCAGAACATAATTCTGAAAGGTTCAATCATTATATTGTAAAAGCTAGTGAAAAAGGGAGTAACAATACTGATGTGATTGAAACTGCTCAAGCCCAAGGGGAAGCAGATGATAGTAGAATTAGTCGATACCGTCCTTTAGTCGTAATTTCAGACAAAAGCGCCAATAGTGCTGATTGTGAAGTTAGAGCGCAATGGGAAGCCGTTATTCGTGCCGGTAAATCTAGACAAGTACATTATTTAGTTCCTGGTTGGACTCAACGTGATGGTTCTTTATGGAATGTTAATATGATTGTAGAAATAGACGACCCTATTTTGGGAATAGATACTTCTAAGACTAAAACTCCGAGGGGGCAACCGTATGGAGTTTCATCTGATGATATATATCCGTATGCTCGTCCTTATGGTGCTCTAATAAGTAAGATTGAGTTTACCTTTGATGAAGAAGAAGGAAGTCTAACTCTACTTACTGTAGTAGATTCGTTTACTTATTGTCCTTTTCCAGATGTTAATGCTTTGTCATTTGGAACTGCATTATCAGACGATTTTCAGGATGATAGACTTTCAGAAGAAGTGACTCAAAGACTAGAAGAAGGTCAAGCAGAAGCAGAAAGAAGAATGGAAGAAGCTAGAAGGACAGCACCATAATGGATTATGGAGCGTTAAAAAGATATGTAGCACCCATAGTAAGACGGATAGCCTTATTAATTGGACGAATGGTTTTAACTAGTGTAGAAAGCAATACTGGCCATGCTCAGAAATTAAATATGGTTGGGTTGGCTGGTGAAACAGTTTCTAGAGCAGAACAATTTCAACCTTATGGAGTAGAAGCATATCCAGTAGCGGCTAATTGGAGTGCTCCTCCTGCTGCCGGTGGGGCTACTCCTGTAATCACTAATGGAGCAGAAGCAATTTGTTTATTCTTTTCTGGTGCAAGAGATAGACCAGCAGTTATTGTCGTACACGATAGACGATATAGACCAACTGATTTGAAAGCCGGTGAAGTAGTTATTTATACCAAATGGAATCAAGAATCTTATGGTCACGAAATACGATTAGAAGAAAATGGTAAGATAGTGTTTAATTGTAAAGAAGCAGAATTTAATGTCACTAGTCAATTTACAGTAAATTG